TTCCACATTTCATAAAGAATTAGAGCTTGAAACGGAGAAAGTTCAATATTTAGTATATACTTACAAGCAAACGAGAAATATTCTGGCCGCATCATCAACCATGCGATACGCTCCAGTAGTTTGTCTTTATCCTCATCATCAAACACAAAGTCCATAGGATTAAATAGAGTACTCTCCTCTACCTCAATTCCTAGCCATGCATCATTTAGCTTTTGTTGTTGGTCTATCATTCGATGGGTCCATAAGAAAACTTTTGACTTTAGCATTTCTTGGATCATCAAAAAACCCAATTAATGCAGTAGAAATCCTACAAATAGCTTTCTCTTCTTCTTCATTGTTTTGTAAATATGATAAGTGCCATACGGCGTGAAGTATTTCATGCAACAGAGTATCTCGTGTCACAGATAGTACCGTACCACAATAAATCCTAATTAACTTCTTGTCATTACAACAATCCCCATAAGCTTCCCTTTCCTTATGGAGTTTTTCCGACATTTCCTCGATGATATATTCATATCCCGATACATAAACCTTAGAAGGTAATTTCTTCATGACCGCCCCTTTTATGAAAAAGTTCGTTCAGTCTTTTAAAGATACTATTACATGTTAAAAACGCATTATCCTTATTGCCACAAAATATAATTTTAGTATCGTACCATAATTGAAACTCAACCAAACATTTGAGCAAGTATTTCCCAGTAATTTTAACATGTGGTCTTAATTTTGCTGGAACCTTTGATCCTTGTGGATATTTTATTACATCCTCCATATCAAATTCACAAATCAGAAAAGAAAATTCATAATCCTTCATCCTGTCCATTTCAGCTAAGAACGGAGTCTTCTTACGACCCAAATTCATAGCAATCTCCGATGTAGACGCTTTTCTTTCGATACATACCACATCTTCAAATCCTTCGAGAGTATAATCTCCTGTATGTAAGGTGCCCATCTCCATACCGACACACTTATCATATGGCGTAAAGGTCCATCCTTCCTTTTCTCTCGTATCCTTTATAACCTTGTACTTAGACATATTTAGTCTTTAACTTTTCTAGCTGTTAAAGTCCCGTCTCTATAATCGACCCTCATTCTGCCCGACTGTCTATGTGATCTGGTTTCTTCGTAGATTTGACTCGCTTCCTCTCTAGAGCAACCAAGATTCAAAGTATCCCCCTCATCTAAGGCCATAACTTTATCACAAAATGATTGATTAGATTCAACAGCTTCAGGCTCTGAATCTACGCTTGGGGTCGTAAAAGGTGCCGCGAAACTAAATGGTTTTTTTTCTTTAGTCATTGGTATCTCCCTGATTGATTAGATTTAAAAGATAAGACATATAGTGATTTTCCTTGCCTGTAATAGCTTTATGACATTTACTACATAAAGTAATACCATTACTTACATCATAGCGTAAAGATGAGGCACTGGCCCATTTCATAATATGATGAACTTGTAATCTTGCTCTTCTGCCCTTCTTTTTACACATTTTACAGGTTCTTTTGTCTCTCTTGAGCACATCCATCCTAAATCTCTTATATTCTGGGTCATTATAGTTTCTTTTCATTATCAATATCGCTATCTACCATCATTTTAATTAATTTACTGAATGAAGTTTGAGGTTTCCAGTTTAAAACAGTATTTGCTTTAGTAGCATCACCCTTTAGGTAATCAACCTCTGCTGGTCTATAAAATTCAGGGTCAATCACAACAAAATTAGTCCAGTCAAAAATATTAATATGAGAAAATGCCACATCTAAAAATTCTCTAATTGTATGTGTCTCTCCGGTGCAAATAACATAATCGTCTGGATTATCCTGCTGTAACATTGACCACATAGCCTCAACATAGTCCCCGGCGTACCCCCAATCCCGTGAAGCCTCTAAATTACCAAGACGCAACTTAGGGAATGTGGATTTTACTTCAGTGGCTAACCAATCCCAATTTTCCACATTGATAAAATCTCCGTCAGTACGGGTTTTAATTGGATATTCTGAATATTTTTTACGCCATCTTGCGTATTCACCAATCCATTTGGTTATCTTCCGTGTAACGAAAGTCTCGCCCCTCCTTGGTCCTTCATGATTAAACAAGATTCCGGCACTTGCATGAACACCGTAAGCCTCCCTGAATAACCTCGTCATATAGTGAGCAGCACATTTTGCAATAGCGTATGGAGACTGTGGTAAAAATTTGGTATCTTCACGCTGAAATTTCAGCTCCCCAAACATATTATAGTTCGAACCAAACATCTCGGACGAACTTGCCTGATAAAACTTAGCTTTTAGACCCAAGTCAACCATACTTTGTAGAATATTTAAACACCCCTTACCCGTAATATCCCAAGTTAAGCCCGGCTGCTTAAAAGATGTAGCGACATGGGATTGTGCCGCAAGGTTATATACCTCATCAACATCTCTATGTTCCGTCAAAATGCCCGTAACACTATGAACGTCTGTAATATCCCCCTGTACCAAATGAAAAGAATCATTCGATAATACGTGTTGAAGTCTTGCCGTATTGTCAACACTGCATCTTCTTGCCACCCCAATAACAGAATAGTTTTTAGCAAGAAGTAATTCTGAAAGATGACTACCGTCTTGTCCTGTCACTCCGAAAATTATTGCCTTCATGCTATCTTAGTCCTAAAAAAAATGTCCGTAAATAAAAATACAACACCAAAATTTTTCGATGGTCTATTATGATGTAGCTCATGATGGTGTTTTGCTAATTTATAAAAATTTGTCTTCATTATCCAATTTGTTTCCAGTCCATGAATTCCTCTATGGATTTTAGTCCACGTATATGAATGAAACATAAAAATACACATCAAAGCAACAAAACATTCATCGCTAATAGAAAAAGCCCATAAAAGCAATGGACTCCCCACTATAATATGGTTATATAAAGGAAGATCTATATTAATATCGTTTCTTTTTTTTGCATGATGCTCCACAGCGTGTTCAGTGAAAATCCAATCTGGTAACCACGGCACAATTCTGTGCATCGCCCATCTATGAATCGCATATTCTAAAATCGCCATTACAAAAAACCAAACTATTAACCACTCAAGAAACATAATTACTCCTTTAAAGTGTCCGGCGTTAGAAAGGGTTGATCAACCTGCCCATCATTATAATTCGCGTATTCTGACAAACGTTCTTTCTCGTGCTCCATCGCTAGTCGCATTTTCTCCATATCAACTCCTATTTTTGCACGAAACTGATAATCGGTTGCGATTTTTTTGACCAACGATGCAAACGTGAGCTTGGAATCTTCAATTGCCTTTACTCGTTGCTCCCTAGTCCCCTTCAAATCCTTCAGCATTGTCGCTTTTCGGGCCTGTAGATCCTTATAATCCTTGGACAATGTCTCCTGTGAAGCCCGTATCACCGCAATTTGACGCTCCAAGTTGATAATAAGTTCCGTATCTCTCTCATTTCTGGGAAGACGTTTCTCATTTTCGAGAATCGCCCCTATGCCTCGAATTTGTTCTTGGTTTTCGTGTTGTGCCCGCAAGATTCTGTTCATCAAAATCTCCAACTTAATCGTATCCACTATCTGCATCTCTTCCGTATGGAAAACATCGTCCCTAAACTGACTCCACATCTTCTTAAAATGGAATTGAAACATCTCCAATTCTTCCACAGTAAACTGATGGGACAGCTCCTTAAAGTATGGCTTCGACTTTAACTCATTTGCTACAGCCGCCTCCTTCTTTTGCTTAGGAGAAAACCCAATTTTCTTCTTGATCCAGTCGCGAACTGATGCAGGGTCGCGATCTAGCTCCACTGCCATCTGGTCGGGAGAAAGAACCTCGGCGTTAGCCTCGATAAATTCCATCTCTTCGTTGGAAAATCTACCCTTCTTCATTGTACTCTCCATTAATGATTTCCTCAATTACTCTAATCACATTAGCCTTACGGCTTTTTGGCAAGAAAGAGTTGTTGCGGAGTTTTAAATAGTCGCGGCGCAGGTGTGAGGGGAGCTTTTTGTCAATGAGTTCTGTCATTTCGCGAATATGGGCGTCTGTGATGGTGTTGTCCTTGGTAGAAACAGAATATAGACCGTCAATATCTATTGGTTCATGGAGGTTTTTCTTGCGGTCTTGGATTTTTTGGGCTGTTCCGTGGTCTTGACGATAATAATTGTCCCGCTTAAAGTTTTTTAGGCGATTATTGACGTGGGTATAAAGGAAATTTTCAAGGGGTTTGTCCGTATCATATCGATCAAGGGCCTCAAGGGCAATAATAAATGCCTCCTGTTCGATGTCTTCAACATTATATGAAGCAAAGACATATTTAGGGGCGAGTTTTTGGGCGACTTTTAATATAATAGATTCGACCTCCTCCTCATTCATACCAAAAGGGATTTCCATGCTGTTCTTCCTTTTTAGTTAAAAATTCATCCCGTTCCATCTCTCGTTCCTCTGGGGTTTTTCCATCTATGGTGTGTGGGGGTGAATAGCCTGCAAATGACCCACCACCGGAAAACATAGGTAGTGGTTGATCCTCTAGATCCAAAGACAGAACCTTTTTCATCTCTTTCTCAAGCGAGTGTAACGATTTGGTTTTTAGTTTGATTTTTTTGGACATTATTACTTCCTTTAAAAAATATAGAAACTAGTAGTGTTTTAAACAATAAACACTACATAAAACACATAAAAGAAACAAAAAGAGTCAAACGTCACACATTTAAGGTAATCAGAATACATTGGGTATGACATTACTAGGATTTTGTGTCAATTGAGTGTGAACCACCCGGCGGCTGCGGCTGCCAGCCAGCCAGCCAGCCAGCGAACAAAAAACTCCGAATTGAGACTGAGTCTCAGTTTGGAAGTTGAGACTGGGTCTCAGTTTCGTGAAAAAATGATATTCTCAGTATTGGGGACGATATTCTCAGTGATGAGAGCGACAACGGAGCGGCCACTATTGAGACTGGATCTCAATAAGAAGATTCTTCAGGAACGACGGCGGCAAGATTCTCAGAAATGGAGACGCTTTTCAGGCTGTATTCCCATCATTGACAAACCGAGATATCCGTCAAAAAAGTATGTAACAAATTCCGAGTTTGGACGCTATAGTCTATAGAGCGACAACAAACCTCAAACGGAACGAACGACCATGACAAGCGAAACACGACGAAAAGAAATCCTGACACGCGACAACAATCGCTGCCGTGCATGTGGTTTCTCCGATACGCTGACAATCGAAGTCGACCACATGGTGCCCCGCACGTTGAACGGATCGGACGATTCAGACAACCTGCAAGCATTGTGTCACTTCTGCAACAACGTGAAAGGCAATGTTCTGATTGACAGTCTGCCGATCAGAGACGCTATCGTAGGATTCGGCAGTCAGGAAGAAGTCACCGAGAACCGTCTCAAATTTCAGGCCTACGTTGCCAGCAAACGTCAGCAGCAAATCGACATTCTGATCAGTCAGGCCCGTGACTGGAAATCTGCTGGAACACGTGGATTGATAATCAAAAGACGACTGGACAAGCTGACAACGTCCGGCATTTCTGACAAAATCATGCAATCAATCAAATAGTAGTGTTGACGCTAGCGTCCTTTGGACGATAGAATACTTATCCCCCTCCAACCAAGGAAAACGACATGACAATCATCGAAATCGCTCAAACGGTCAAGAACCAGCACAAACACGTGACCAGTCAGACAGTCCGACAGTTGCTGGTCGTGCGATTGCTCAAGGAAGCCGGTCTTGACTACTGTCAGGAAAACGTTGACAAAATCCTGCAAATTGTGGAATGCTAGCATTGACGCTAGCGTCTGTTGGACGATAGAATACTCACTCCCCTCTTTTTTTTGTTGCAAGGAAATTCAGATGACAGTTTCAGAACTCAACACGATCACCAGTTTCACGGTTGGCAGTCCGGTCGCGTTCCAGTATCCTGACCGGGATCACGGCGGTTTCAAGATGGTCGATGGCATTGTTGAAAAGGTGGCTGAAAACAAAGCCGGTCAAGCGTATGTCGTGCTGGTCAAGGACGGAAAACAGTTCCGGTCATACACTGCCAACAAAATCCGTTTCAATTAGGCTCAACGATTCCAACGCGGGGGGGGATGTCCCCCCCGCATACTTCACACCTTTTAGGATTTAAATCATGAACAACAAATTCGAGAATTCTTTCTATCGTTCACAAATCCGTATCATGTGCGGAGAAATGGGATTCTGTCTGATTCAAGACTATCAAGAACGGTTATATGATTGGTATTTGCGGGTTTCAATATCGCATTGTGACTGGCTGGCCAAGTGACATCCCACCAACCGCCGCCCTTCGGGGCGACGTTCACACTTCACACCTTTCAGGATTCAAACTCATGATCAGACCTGTCTCCCACGTAACTTTTCCCGGCGGTTATCCGTTGTTCTACTATGTCGAATCGGATGACGGAGAATTCTACAGTTGTCCGTCTTGCGTCAATCAGAACCGTGTTGGCCGAAATGTCAAGGCCGCCATTGGCCGTGTCAATTATGAGAACGACAATCTCACTTGTGAGATTTGCGAGAAAACAGTCGAACCAGCGTATTCTTGAGAATCTGCCGATTGAGATTCGATCTCAATTCGGCCTTGCCGAGAGATTGAGATTGAGACTCAGTCTCAACGCGAGCAAGACAATCCGAAATCGACGTAAACCCTTACCACGTAAGGACTTACGACACGGAGGCCCGGCCCGGCGACATAAGTCCTTTGATACCAACGACTTAGGTCGATTTCTATTCTTACAGATTGGAATCTCGATTTCGAGAATCGGGATTCTTATTTTTAGGAATATCGGAATAGGGCTTGTCCTATCCGATGTAATCGGATCGAATACTGTATAGTCAGCCAGCCAGCCAATTTGAGATATTCTCACAAATATGACGTTATTCCTATTACTGAGGAATCGCAATATTGACGTAAAAAGAATGTAACATTTTGGGAATTCTTCCGCTATAGTATATGGGGACATAAACAACAACAAAAAGGAATTTTGATGAAAGCTTTTTTTGAATTTCTCGGAATGGTTATCGCGATTGAATCCGGCCTGTTTTTAATCTTTGTAATTATCCCGGAATTGTTAAAGCTAAGCTTGTAATTCTGCCGATACTTATGGTATCATCCCGATATGACAAACAACAACAACAACAACACAAAGGAAAACAAAATGAGCAAAGCAACAAAAGTAAATTCTCTGATTGCAGAAGACGGATTCACAGTATCTCTTAAGGATCTGGTTTTGGTTGATGGCAGCGAATTGTGCGTTGAAGAAATGTGGACCGATGGAACGGTTTTCGCCGGATGTCCAGACGGCGAACTGATTGAATTGGAAATAGACGACATTGAACTTGCAATCTGTTAATCGGTTTGATACGATAGACACTCACGAACGACACAACAAACAAAGGAAACAAAATGAAACACTTCAACGTAACCGCTAAATGGCTCGACACTGACAAAGTGATGAATCACCAGAGTGTTCAGGAAAACCAGATTGATTTTGTCAATCAGACTTTCCACTACAACAATTTCTATCCTGCTCAACCAATCCAGAGCATTGAAAATGTTGACACTGGATATCTGGCAGCGTTTGACAGCTACTGCGAACAATTCGGAACGGATGCCGAATAGACTTGACAGCGTTTCGGGCATACGCTAAAATGCCCGTATCTTTCACCCCTTAAGGAATTGACACG